GGATAATATCCCTTGTAATTCTCTGCGGTCACCATAAGAAAAATGTTTACCTTTTATGTGTTTTGTGGTATCTTGAGTATAGTCCATTGTGATTGCCTCCTTGTAAGTTTTGTTTCGCAGCTTAATTTTAACATGAAGAGGTCACAATGGACTATTTTTATTCTGTTTTCAAGGTGTGCAATTTCATTTTACAATGAACCACGGAGTTAAAATCAACACCCTCTGAAAATCCATATTCACACATACGCTCAAACCATTTTGCGTATTCCGTACCAATCCCCAAAAACATATGCAGCTCTCTACCGCTTACGGCTTGCTCTTAATTTTCATCAACTTTAATTTCCAATAATGCGTTCATTACGGCACCTCCTCGCTTATTGTTCAGTTTACTTTACAGTACAATTAAAAAAAATCAGCTACTTTCTTATCTAAAGCATTAGCCAGTTTGATAAGCGTATTAGCTGTTGTATTTGTTTGGCTTCCTGTCTCCAGCATAGAGATAGTAACCCTTGAAACGCCTGACTTTAAGGACAATTCCTCCTGAGATAATCCAGCTTCTTCACGAAGCTGTTTCAATTTGTTCATTCTACCACATCCTTTATCGAGTGAAATTTCGTAAAGTTTACTTTACGATTAAATTATAACTTTCTTTTTTTTGCTTGTCAAGCGTACTTTACAAATTATTTTCACATATTGTATAATGTACTTAACAAACATTTAGGAGGTTATTATGAAACTTGGTGAAATTATCAAAAAATATAGAACTGAACATCGGGAATCTATGGGAGATTTTGCTACCAAAACCGGACTGAGCAAAACATACATTTCTATGTTGGAAAAAAACCTTAATACCAGTACAGGCAAACCAGTGATCCCTTCTATACCAACATTAACAAAATGTGCTATAGCTATGAACTTAACACTAGATGAGCTAATTCCACTACTCGACCCAGACCAAATTATTGATTTAACAGCAACGACAACTAAAATCATTCAGTCTAAAGTTGATGAAATACAAGCACCCAAACCAACCTACCCCAACGTCACCCCAGCAACCTACCGTAAATTCAAGGTTATAGGAAATATTGCCTGTGGTAGCCCTATAGAAGCCATAGAAAGCTCCTCTGAATATGAATATGTACAAACAGACCTTAATATACACGCTGATTATGTTCTGCGTGCTCAGGGCGATTCTATGATTAACGCACGCATTTTCAACGGCGACTATGTTTTTATCAGAGAGCAGCCAGAAGTAGAGAACGGAGAAATAGCTGCTGTTTGGATGGACGGAGAAGTTACACTGAAGCGTTTTTATAAACATGATGAATATATTGAATTAAGGGCAGAAAATCCCATGTATAAGCCTATCATAATTCACGAAAGCGACTTTGATACGATTAAAGTTATTGGCAAAGCAGTAGCTTGTCAATTCTTTGTAATATAAAAATACCGCCCTGCTGGCTAAGCTCCAACGCAAGGCGGAAGAAGACGTGGAGAGTTTAGGATAATAAAATTTTCACAGGAGTGATTTTATTATGGATAAGCAAGAGATTTCTTTATTAAAAAGCAAATTCGATGAACTGGCTCATGTAGATGAAAGTGGTGTTGAATATTGGTCTGCACGCGAGATAATGACTTTATTCGGTTATAGTCGTTGGGAAAATTTCTATAATGCTATAACAAAAGCTCTCACGTCTATTCAAAACGCACAAATAGACGTAAAATATCATCTTCGTGAGGTCACGAAAATGTTAACTTTAGGAAAAAACGCCACGAGAAGTGTAAAGGATTTCGAGCTGACAAGATATGCGTGTTATATCGTTGCACAAAACGGCGATCCGCGCAAAGAAGAAATTGCTTTCGCCCAGAGCTATTTTGCTCAACAAACCCGAAAGCAAGAGCTTATAGAGGAACATATGAAAAACCTGCAGCGCTTAGAAAATCGTGATAAGCTGCGTGCATCAGAAAAGCAACTTTCAAAAAATATTTACGAGCGCGGAGTTGATGACGCAGGTTTCGGACGTATCCGTTCTGCCGGTGACTGTGCACTTTTTGGCAGAAGCACGCAGTCCATGAAAGAGCGGTACGGCGTTACTAAGGGCAGACCATTAGCCGATTTCCTTCCTAATCTGACAATAGCAGCTAAAAACCTTGCTACTGAAATGACCAATTACAACACTGAAGCTAAAGACCTTTACGGCGAACCCAGCATAACTTATGAGCATGTACAAAATAACTCCACTATCAGGAATATGTTAGGCGAGCGTGGCATAAAACCAGAAAACCTGCCCCCTGCTGAGGATATTAAAAAGGTAGAGCGCAGAGTCAAGTCAAATGAAAAGAAGTTGGCAAAGGATAGCTGCTTTAAATCTGAGTACGTGCTTGTCGATGCAGAAAAGCAGGATGAGTAACATACCGCCAGCTGGATGCTGACGGTAAGGAAGATATTGACGATCTGATTGATGTTAAGCTGGTCAAGCTCCAGCGCAAGGCGGAAGAAAAAGAAATGAAATTAGGATAATAAGAAAGGGCGATTGATATATTTATTAAAGATAGTGAACTGTTTCAATCCAATCAAATAAGGACTGTCTGGAATGATGAGGCGGGCGAATGGTATTTTTCTATTGTTGACGTTGTAGGAGCTTTGAGCGAAAGTGCAAATCCCAACAACTATTGGAAGGTTTTAAAAAGCCGTCTAAAAAAGAAGGTAGCGAACTGGGGTACAAATTGTCACCAGTTCGCTATGAAAACTACAACCAAGAAATGAATTTAGGATAATAAAATAAAAGCAATATCTTTTGGAAAAAGTGCCATTTTTACCAAAGACGCTTATTACAATATTATCACATAAAATCACAATCCAATCTTTTGACTTTGAAATTTATCACATAAAACTACAAAGCAGATATTAAGATAAAGGATAATAAAATAAAATAGCCGTCCATAAGCGGACGACTATTCTGAAGCGTGACCTAATACCAGTATCCATATGGTACACTATTCTTCTATTTTTTGCAATATTATCACATAAAACCATTTCCAAAAACTACCGAAACTATAACCGTTGTTGCAATGCATCCTGCAACACACGCGAAAGACTTAAACCTGTTTCTGAAACTCTCTCGTCCATCCATTTAGGAATACTTACAGTACGTCGCACCGCACGACCATCTTTAACATCTGCACGAACTAAATTAACAAATTCTCCTGCTTCAGTTTCAATGTCATCCATTAAACTAGGTTGCGGTATTTCTAATTTTTTTTCTTTGGAATATTCTAACCATTGACTAACAGCAGATTGTGCCATTTTCATAGCTTCCCCCAAAGATTTTCCTTCTGTAATACACCCTTGCAAATCTGGGAATATAACAGTATAACTATTATCATCATTTTTATGGAATATTGCAGGATATACATACTCTAACATAAATTTTACCTCCTTATATGTGAACCTGCAAGGCAGGCAGGGATTTATTTAACCCCTGCTGCTTTTAAAATTGCCTTTGCAGTAAATTCGTTTATTTCTCGATGTCGAGGGACTTGTACTGGTCGACTACCACTTTTTTCATAAATCGAATGATTGCCATCATCCCTATCTAGCTTATATCCAAAAGCTTCTAGTTCGTATTAAGTCCCGTCTTTTCAATATAACCACCCCCTATATTTATATTATAGTACGTAATTTACGTAATGTCAATATTTTATAAAGGAATTTATCACATAAAACCACAAAGCAGATATTAAGATAAAGGATAATAAAATAGCCGCCTAAATATTAGGCAGCGAAAATAAAAAACTCCTGACTTTATTTTATATGTATAATATTCTACTAATCTGCGTTCACGTAAAGGAGAAAATTCTATGGCTATTATTACTAAAAAAACAGGTAAAAAACGATATACCTATTCCATCTGTACTAATGAAATCTTATCCAATGGCAGGCACAAATACATTAACGGTCCATACTTTGCTACTAAAAAAGAAGCTAAAGAAGCAGAAGCTATAGCTGTCGCACAATTACAAAACGGAACCTACACAGCACCTAGCAAGCTTACCATTAATGAATTATTGGAACTATATAGCAGCACTAAAGCAGACTTGCGTCCAGCAACTATAGCGTCAATCAAAACCTTTACTAATAGAGTTGCCAAACATCACTTCGGCAATATACAAATCACCAAAGCAACACCGCTTGACGTTGAACGTTATAGACTGTATCTGGTCAATGAATCCGGACTTTCAAACCAAACAATACGCGAAACATTATCATTTATCAAATCATCTTTTACTTGGGCTGTAAACAACGATATGTTAGGTAAATCTCCTGCAAGACTTCTAAAACTCCCACCAAAAGAACAGCCAAAAGGTATGCATGTTCCTATCGAAATTCTTTTGCAAATATTACAAATCATAAAAAGATTTGACTACAGCAATTTGTACCTACCCTTTCTGCTTGGAGGCATGTGCGGTATGCGCATAAGCGAAACACTAGCTGTAAGTGCTGATGTTTTAGAAGGTACTGATGTAAGTGTAAGATGTAATCTGCAACGTGAAAACGGCATCCTGCAATTCACTAAAACTAAAACCAGAACTTCAGAAAGAGAAATACCCATGCTGGCTTTTGTCCGTCACGAAATAGCAGAATATCAAAGGTTTATTGCCAATGCCAAAAAAGAAGCCTTAAACAAGCACCGGCTTCTTTTGCAGACAGCTGGATATATACCAAAACTCAGCGACAAGCCTTGGAAAAACAATCTTAATCTACTTATAGTCTTTCCCGATGACGGACGCGGCATGTGTCGTGATCATGTTGAAAGAAGATGGCGGCGTTTAAAGAAACAGTGTCCGGAATGGTTGCAGCTAGTGAATACATATCCGCTATTAGCTAATATGCGTCACCACGATTTCCGCCACAGCTTCGGCAGCAATTTACGAGACAAGGGCGTACCTATTGCCGATGTCAGCGAAATATTAGGTCATAGTGATGTATCATTTACGGCTAAAACATATGCCCTTCCGCTAGAAAACACACATAAAAAAGCAATGAAAATATTTGAAAACTCTATTCAAAATCTCTTATGAAAATAATAGCAGGACTGCCCTAAAAGCTGCCCTGCTATTATTTTATTAAAATTTATTATTTCAATACTATTTAATGCGTTCTAAACGGCTACTTGAAGCAGATATTGCATAAATATTGCATGAACTGCTTTTTTGCCTTTTTTTCTTTTATACTTTAAAACTTTAGCATAAAAAAAGAACCGCTCTACAAGCGGTTCTCAAGATTTTTAAGTTGGTCGGGGCGGCGAGATTCGAACTCACGGCCTCTTGTACCCGAAAACGGATTTTTGCTTTCTTTCTCATTTTAAAAAGTTCTAAAAAACGCATGAAATCAAGCTTTTTATTTTAAATGACTTTACTTTATTCTAATGTTTTATTTGCTAAATATTGCACATTTATTGCACGTTTTTTTAATATATATTGCAAAAATCTTGTTTTTTACATAAATATTTTTAACGTGCAGAAAAATCTTTTATATCAATGTAGTTAACGCCGACACGATACTGTTTTAATGCCCAACGCACAAAGTCATATTCTTCATCAGTCATACGCATAGAACGCATTTTTTTAGGATTGTTTTCAATTTTTGGACGTCCGGCACCAGCCCGTGCACCGCCCCATGTGTTTTTTACTTCTTCACTCATTCTTCTACCTCATTTCATAATCGCTACAATCAAAGCAGCTACAGCAATAATAAACGCTAAAATTCTAATAACATTCGTTAATCTTGTCATAACATTACGGATATGCTAAAATAAACTTGAAAAGCCTGGGGAGCTTAGCTCCCCAGAAAGCTATTCAGTTAAGGCCTTGTACAGTACGATGATTGCACCAAACAAATTCAACAGTGCTGTTACAAGGTCTATTTTATTTTTCATATCCTGTTCACCTCCTTTCGATATATTAATTATAGCACACTTCTTGTTTTAAGTCAATACTTTTTTCATGTTTAAAAAAATTGCCCTTGCTGATTAATTTTCAGTAAGGGCTTTTGTATATTATTTTTCAGTTTTTACCACACAAAAAGCATATCATTGTTTTTAGGCGTTGATTTTTTTTAACAAAGCTTCTTGTAATGTTTGACTAAAATTGATTTTTAATTCTTCTGCTTTAGTATTAAGCCATGCAGGAATACTACAATTTTTCTTAACAATCTTTGTGCCATATTTTTTTCGATACGCATCAACGTTTACATCAACATAAGACACTATTGCCCCTGTAGGTGCTATGAAGCTTACGCTTCCCGGTGCCGGTATCGGTTGTCCTTCATCTTCAAGTTCCACAAGCCATAAACTAATTAAATCACGAGCCATTGATATTGCATCAGCTAAATCGCTGCCCTGTGTATTCTTGTCTAAATCCGGAACAGTTACAAAATAACCGCCATTATCCTCTTCAAAAATAACAGGGTATGCAGTATTTTTCATTGTTAACCCTCCATTCGAAAAGTTAGGGGCTATTTCAGCCCCCACTTTTTTATTAACCCTTTGGCCAAACGTTCATTAATTTCAGAATGTCTGGGAATTGCTTCGCTGTTATTTCCATCGGTGTAAACATCATGATTCCCACCGTTTCGCTTCAAATACCAGCCGGCATTTTCAAAGAGTTTCAGAAGTTCGCGCCTTTTCATGTGCTTCCTCCTTGTTGAATATTATACTCCTTAATGCGTATAACATCAATCGTAATTTTAGTGAAACTGCTTTTCATTTCCTTATAGCAAAAATAACCACACCAGCCAGAATAAAATATGCTGTATCGCGTTCACGTCTAATTTTCTTCTGCTCTGCTTTCATTTCTTCTTCGTACATTTTCAAGGATTGATTGGCACTCGCGATTAAGCCTGCCTGCATTTGAGATGTCTTCTTCAATTCTGCCAACTGTTGTTGCAGCTGTGCTGACTGCTGTTTGGCTTCGCTCAATTTCTGTTGTGATACTGCCAGCTGTTGTTTCAGATTGTTTAATTCCGCTTTGGATTTGTTTATTAATATCTCCTGTTGTTGTAATCTGCTGTCGAGTGCTGTCAGCTCCTCTGCTGTTATCGTGTACTGTTGGCTTGCAAAAGATGTACAAGGCAATGCTAACAGCAACAGCAATAAGGCAATAGACCACCCAAGTATTTTTTTCTTCATCATCTATTGTACTCTCCCCCTTTCTTATGTTTAAAATTAGCCGTCCTGCAAAATGATATGTACCCTCTTTACTGGACAAACCGGTAAGGAGGGTATTTTTATGCGTTACACCTATGAGTACAAAATAAACTGTGTCGAATTGTATCGACAAGGAAAATGGCCAGAAACACCAAATGGAATTAAGGAACGCAACTTTCGAATCATGATTGGACGCTGGGCTCGAATTGAGAAATACCAAGGTCCAGAAGCATTGCGTCATAAAAACTTCAATAAAATATGGACACCAGAAGAAAAGTTAGAATTAATTTCACAGGTGCTTGCAGGAAAGTCTAATCAAGAGGTTGCTCTTTCAGCAGGAATTAATGGTGGAATGCTATATCAGTGGGTACAAAAATATAAATCAAAAGGTTATAATGGTCTGGTAGACATGAAAAAAGGTCGGCCACCAAAGGAGCCTCAAATGAAAAAGAATGTAATACCAGCACCGCTGACAGAATCGGAACGTGAAGAACTTATTCGTCTTCGAGCCGAAAATGAATATATCAAAGCAGAGAATGAAGTAATAAAAAAACGGATAGCCTTGAGACAAGAAAAGGAAGCTGCGCGACTCAAGGCGAAAAAGCAGCGATCATCAAAGAACTCCGTGAAAAAGGATATCAATTAAAATATCTTTTAAAAGCTATGAAAATGGCAAAATCTACTTATTATTTTGAAATTAGCAAACCTAACATTGTATTTGAAAAAAATAAAGACTTATTGGTAGTTATCCAACAAATCTTTACTCAAAACAAGGGTCTATATGGTGTTAGAAGAGTTCACAAAGAATTAGTTAATAGAGGTTATGTTATTAACCACAAACGTGTGCAACGAATTATGCATGAAGCTGGTTTATTCGGAAAGCGACCGAAGGAAAAATACCATTCATACAAGGGTAAAGTAGGTAAAATAGCTGACAATCTCATAAACAGAGACTTCTCTACATCTGCACCGCTTCAGAAATGGACTACGGATATATCACAGTTCAGTTTTCCTTGGGGAAAATGCTATCTTTCTCCGATTTTAGATATGAATACAAACGAAATAATATCTTATGATCTTTCTACCAGTCCCAATCTTGAACAAATAAAAAGAATGCTAGACAAAGCATTCAAGAAATTCCATGATTTGACCGGATTGATATTTCACTCTGACCAAGGATGGCAGTACCAACATTCCTATTACAGGAAAAGATTGTCTAAACAACACATTGTTCAATCTATGTCTAGGAAGGGTAATTGCTATGACAATAGCATAATGGAAACATTTTTCGGAAGAATGAAAAATGAAATGTATTACGGTTATGAAAAAAATTATCAATCTTTTGAAGAATTCAAGAATGCAGTTGAAGAATATATTTACTACTACAACAACGAAAGAATTCAGAAAAAAACAAAATGGATGCCACCTGTAAAATACAGGATGGCATCCACATGCCTCGCATAATTAAGAAATGTGTCCAGGATTCTGGGTACATATCACAAACAAGACGGCTAATTTTATTTATAAAAGCAATAAATCGTCCCACACAGCTTTAGGGCCGTGTACAGCAATTTTTCATACCTACGCTTATGATTGGATGTACTAAACAGCTTCTTGCTTTTTATGCGTTTGTGAACAAGTGCTAAAATCATAAGCATAAATATTTTATATTGCCATTACAGCCCGAAGTAGTGATGTAACGCACCGAGTGCAAAACCGACTACCAAGCCTACGATAAATTCATTGGACAATACAAAATTCTTGAATTCATCAAACATCCTGCTCACCCCCTTTCTGCGTCGATAAGGAAAATTTATTTACAAAGGTAGTCTGTCACACCGCGGGCAATTGCTCGGGCAATATCATCTTGATTGTTGATTAGTAACTGAACATCATCTTCATTGCTGATAAATGCAACTTCAACCAAAACAGCAGGCATAACAGTTTCCCTTAACACAGCTAAGTGCTGATTTACTTTTACGCCTCTGTCAACAGTTCCTAGACTGTCAACGATTTGTTCCTGAATGCATTCTGCTAAATCTTCCGCTCTGCTCCACTTGTTGTAAATCAACACCTCTGTACCTTTGGCTTGCTCATTAGCAGCAGCATTGCAGTGAATGCTGACAAATAAATCTGCTGTCCATTGGTTAGCAGTCCTACAGATGTTAGGATATTCAGGACTTTCGCCGTCAAGATTATCAGATTGTAATACTTGACACTCACAGCCTGCTTTAGTCAGATACTCTGCAACAAGTTCGCCGATTTCAGCTACAATATCAGCTTCTGTTTCTCCATGGATTTCGTTTACTGCTCCGGGGTCTACTCCAATCATATGCCCTGGATTAATAAATACTTTAGTCATTGTTAACCACACTCCTTTGATGATTAGTGCTTGCCCGTTTCCCACGGTGCGGTATTATACTTGCTGTTAATGAATTTATTTCCTAGCTGTATAATGATTGCTCCACCCGTTGCGGCCGTAAATTCTGCATAATGTCCCCACGTCTTGCCGTTGTAGGCAAGGTAGCAAGACAATACTAAAAACGTGATATAGCCCAGTGTGGGCAGTACCCTTGTTAAAGAGTACACCCCACCTTCTTTTAACATCTCAAACATATAACATCAACCTAACCTTTGCAAGAAGACGCTGATTACAAAAGATATGCACGCACCAACAACAGCAGCGGTGCGATAAATACTGCTGACTTCTTTAGCAATGTCTTCTCGCACTCTCTGTTCCACAACGTCTACACTGCTTTCCATTTTATTGATATGTCGCCATGCATCCTCAAGGTCACGAGTATTGCGTACTTGTTTTGTTTCGATGTTGTCTACCTTATTTTTGTAAAGTTTAAAATCTTTCTCGTAGCGGTCTAACTTATCTTTAATAACAGCAAGGTCTGTCAAAACCTGCCTTTGAAAGGCTTCATCACTTAATGGCATCGGTTACCACTCCTTCCTTATAACACATTGACAAACGCCCATTCCATAATTATAATATAATTATGGATGAGTTAAATTTTGAATGGGACGAAAACAAAAATAAAATCAATAAGCACAAACATGGTATTTCCTTTGAAGAAGCTAAATCTGTATTTTTCGATGATAATGCTATCTTGTTTGATGACCCTGAACATTCAAGAGGTGAAGAAAGATTTTTGATTATCGGAGTTTCTGAAACAGAAAACATCTGCATCGTAAGCCACTGTTATCGCGACTCTGAAAATACTATCAGGATTATATCTGCAAGAAAAGCTACCAAAAACGAAAAAAGAGTATACATTGAAGGATGGTGGTAATTTATGTTAGAAGAATATGACATCAAAAAACTAAATCCAAGGAAGAACCCGTATGTTTCAAACAAACAACAAATAACTATTAACATTAACAAAGATACAATCGCTTACTTCAAAGCTTTAGCCAAGCAAAAAGGTATCCCCTATCAAATCCTAATTAATTCATACCTTACAGACTGTGCAAATCAAAAGAAAGATTTAAAACTTACTTGGGGCTGATAACAGTTCCCCTCTCTGAAAAAGAGAGGGGATTTTTTATGCCTAAATCGACATATCAAAAGTAACAGCCTTGACTTCCTCCTCCGTCTGCAAGGTATCAATATAATCACAAAGTTTGCGGTATTGGTCGTGGAGTTGTCCGCTTCTTTGTGCTGCCAGACTGTTTATATTTTTAAAGTCTTCAACAGTCAGCTCAATGTCTGTATTGTCAGCACAAGTCCACATTTGGCTAGGCAGATTGTTATCTTCAAGTGCTTGTCTAGCAATATTTAAGCGTTCACGTGCTTTATCGTCATAATCAAAGGTTTTCCCTTTGTAGGCAATAACTGCCACTTCTCTTTTGTCACGTTCATATTTCAGTTCAAACTTCTTTTGAGCCTTTACATCATCCAATACAGGCTCAACATTGATTACCTCTACACCTAATTCTTTTAGTTGTTCATCGGTAACATCAGAAGGAAAGCCAACATTAGGCATTGCCTCCTTTAATTCCCATAAGTATGTATATTGTTTGCCATTATATTTATAGGCTTTTTTGTTTATTAACATTTTGTCACCCCTTTATTTTTTCGGATATATAGTCATGTGAAACGGTTTTGTAAAGAATCCGCTTACCTTACTAGGTGGGCAAAAGAACGATGTCTTATCACTATCCCTTGTCCATTCTACTGTAGTAAACATTGAATCTATTCTATTAAGCTCTGTTATTATGTCGCACTTTCCGTCGAATATAGGACTTGAAAAAGAACACCTTGCTTCTTCGACACCTATCTGTGCGTGTCTCCTAAACGCAATAGTTCTGAGGAGTCCCGTCGGTGTAATCGTTCCATAACCTGGGTTAGCACCCCAAAATAGCCAACCACTAGCAAGCCATTGAACAGGTTCCACATCAAACTCTAATTTATCCCCCCCATTTTGCATTTGTACACACATCATAGATGTTAACATATTATCACTCTCCTATTTATAAAACTCAAATTTCACATTAACTTCTTTATCAAAGGAATCCATCAATTCGCTTATTAACATAGGATTCCCATCTTTCCACGCAGCACCTATATAAAAATCATCTTTCACAAAAGTAAAAGTTTGTGCTTCAAAATCGACTACTACCTTTTTAAAATCAATGGGAGTTTTAACTGTTAAGTAAAATAAATCGCCACCTACATCAACATAGCATTCTTTTATAATCGGAACATCTGGTCTTAATTCCCCCATTGCATCGACCAGGTGGGATGCTTCTCTAGTAAAACCAAAAAATTCCCCAGAATTACCGACAAGAAGTTTTACATTATATCTTTCAACCTTTTTGCCGTTACCTGCACACATCATACCTTTAATCATGACTACACCTCTGTGCAGGCTGACACTAAATAAGCACCGTCGCTGTTAACATAAAACGTAACAATGGTTGTCTTGTTCGAAGCTTTAGCAGGAGCATCACAGCACAGCTTACAGTGTGTCCACGTGATAGTAGCACTCAATGAACCACTTAATGTAATAATACATACTCTTGCTACACCACCTGACACACCACCAAAAATTTTGGCTATGTCTAGTGTAATAGCATTACCACTCGTCAATGTCAACGCCAAAACATCAGCCCCGATATTAGATAAGTTAGGGATATCACCCTCAACTTTCTTGACTACACCTTGATTGATTTCACCAATAAATTGATTCTTACCAATAAATTGATTGTTGCCTACTAATTTGGGCAAGTCCCTTGTTTGATTAACAATCGCTTCTTTCACTCTAAGCGGTGTCATAACTTTAGTATTATCAGTACCTGCTAATGCTTCTTCTTGAGTTGCATAATTAATTTCTGAACTTGCAGGCAATACTGATTTTACAAAAGCAGTTGTAGCTATTTGATTATCATTAGTTTCTTTCTCTGCTGTAGGTGCCGTAGGCTTTCCAGTAAAGTCTGGACTTTCCAACGAAGCTTTGGCTAATAATTTTTCGTCTACTTTATTTTTTGTATAAGTATCATTTTTATCAGCTTTATTACTGTTCAGCTCTGCAATTTGACTTATATTTTCATTTACTTTCTTTGTTAACTCCTGAATGTTTTCACCATTATTTATCAAGCCTTCAATCTTCACGCCATCAATAATAGTTTTACCGTTTTCTACTACTATGTTAGCAGTCTTATTCTCCAAGGCAGTTATCTTGTTGCCGTTATCAGCAACAGTTGTCTTCAGCGTGTCATATCGATTATTCAAATCGGTAATACTTGCATCTATCTGAGTTGTATCAAAAATACCACTAAGCACATCCCAAGCACTTCCTGTCCATGCTACATTATCGCCGGCCTTGATATTATGTGCGTCATTTTTATTTTGTACATTATAGACCCAACCGTCACCAATGTTTTCTTGCGGCAGGTTTTCATAATTTTCCACTGACCCTTTATATACATAGGCACTCGCTAACCCTAACTGAGCTGCTGTAACTTTGTGAGGATTGTTGAAGTCTTTCTTGTGATTTTCCAAAGCAGTACTATTTTGCGTTAGATTATTTTCAACATCAGAACGTACACTATCAAGCTCTGATTGAGTTGCATTTTTACTCCATTCTCCCCATGTAGCCGCAGTTGATTCAGCATTTATTACACCTGCTCTCGTGTACACAGTTCCATCAGCCAAGCGATAAATTTGTCTAACCTGCTCATCATCATTACAGATATCTATATCAAGCCACCCCTCTGAAGAAACCGGCAAATTATTAGCAGCCGCATTAGCAATATAGTAACGTTTCAGCTTAATGAAATATCCGTTTATATCTACAGCTTCATTAATTTTCTCGAAATCGAAATCATCAAAGCGTTGTGCTACTTCCTGAACTTGTGATAATGCATTATTCGCTGTCACAACTGCATTATCTGCAGTATTTTTGGCTTCTTGAAGTTCATGCTTAACTACTGTGATTTGCTCACTATTTTTATCAGCGGCACTTTGTGCAGAATTAGCTAATCCGACAGCTGTATCAGCAGTACTTTGTGCTTTTTTTGCTGCTAACATTGCTGCAGCTGCACTTTCACCTGATGCATTTCCAGCTGACAAAGCTGCATCAGCAGTCTGCTGTGCATTATCAGCTTTTGATTCAGCCCTATCAGCTGTCTCTTGTGCTTTTCTAGCAGTGTCCATGGCACTCTGCGCTAGCTCTCCAGCTTGTGTTGATTGTTCTTTCACTTCATATACAACTTGCCCTAAATCATTTATTACATCTTCAGTCTGCTGCTCAAAACTTTCACCAGATAACTTCCCATTAAGAGGTTGATATTGAAATCGATACTTTGTTGTTTTTCCTTGAACCATTCTATCATCTCCTAATTACCTAAAGGTATCCATCTTACATAATTTGTTCCACCATTTATTTTCCAAGTAGCTCCTTTTGGTACAGGTACACAAAATCCTACCGATCCTTGGCCGTATTTGGAACGTCCGGCAGTAAAATACACTTCTAAACCATTCACCAATACTGCTACACTAGAATTGTGAGAAGATGACCCCGACAAAAAACCATCGGTTTGCGCTGTCCCAGAAGTTCCTACGTTTGTGTATTTGCCTAAAGCCGTTACTTTGGGCTTAGGAATAGCAGCTATACTATCATTAACTTTTTTATCGATTTTAGCCTGAATTTCGTCTGCGGTTAAGCCACCTATATATTTCAACACATCCACCCAATAATCAGGGTTTTCATCAGGTGCTTTTGTCCCTGCCGCAACACCTACACCATTGCTAGCAGTGCACACATATAATTTATTCTTGTAATAGACCATTGCCGGAGGAACATATGCAAGTTCTTGATTGTATGTATAAAGACCTCCACTTTGCGCCCAAAATGCAAACGCAGACAACAAATACAAAATTCCATTAAAATCTTTACGCTGAGGTGGTAATCCACCTTCAACAATAGGTAATTCCGTAATCGTAGGAAAGCCATGTTCAAGGCTTGCTAAACCGCTATTGTTATCAGCATTAACAGGAATTGTATTTCTTGCACCATTTACACAAAATGGCTTAGATAAAATTTTTGGTTGTATTGGTAACATCTTTTTACCCCCTATCTATATAAGAACCGTCCCAAAATGCACCTTGATTAAAAGGTGTTAAGCCGCTTCCTGCAAATCCAAAAGTTTCACCTAATGGAATTGCTACAAGCGTCCAACCTACTCCAGCACCTAAGCACAACGTACCTCCTGCCTTAAATAGAGCTAAATCTTCATCGCTTAACTTTTCTTCAATAAGCCATCTTACTGTCATAGGAGTTTTATTGTAATACATATCCCCTATTTTTCCCTCAACAATAGTAGTAATCACTTGTGGAATGCCTTCTTTTTTCCCACTAAACAAAACATTCATCATCTTGTTAATATTCCAAGCACTAGCATCAGTAATATTAGCAAGAGCTTTATATAATAGCATTTTCTTGTACTGTTCATCATCTAGGAACATCATTGCTCCATTTTCTAGAATCAATGTACGTGACATTCCTATAATTCTGCCCCAGTTGTCTAATCCTTCACCGCTCGCGGTATTAATATCCATCATTTTATTTACAAGTAAATCAATATCACTATCAGGAGATATATTTTCCCTGAAGTCATTAAGAATTCTACAAATTGTTGAGCTAGCAGAATATTGACTTTGTATATACTCTTGACGTTCTTTTCTAATATCATCATCAGCTCTGACATCTTCATCACTCAAAAAGTTCATTTTTCATTCCTCCAATATGTTGACTTCAATATCATCACTAGCTAATGTCGGCATAACATCTAAAGATATATTTGTTTTATCACCGTATGCTTCTTCTGATTCACTTCTAACCTCAACGCTAATGACGTTAGATACATCAGCATTGAATAGACTTTGATAAAATCGACTTGCAAAAAGAGTACTTCCCATTTTTACACGCGGATAGTCATTAGTCTGACCGTTGAAATTTTGAAGAACAGCCTTTTTTACGATTTCTTCAATATTAGCAGGTGTAGTTGACGTTCTCTGAATTACAGTCTTTACAAATACTTTTTTTGCAACAGCCTTTTGAAAGTAATATGTTTGTGGCGTTTTATTTGTCGGATCTTCAATGGTGACTTTAGTGTTTCCAGCCGTTCCACAACCTGCGTCAAGTTTCAAATGCATACCCAATGCTATATTTTTATCTTCACCACCATAAACTGATAAATATACGCTATGGCCTGGAATAGTTACACCACATACTTCTATAGGAGTATTGCTTCTATTTTGCTCAATCCTACAAGCTATCACTCCTTGAATATTGCCGATAGTACCTTCAACACTTTCGGCCAGTCCGTGACTATTTTTTGCAACACTGTCTATTCTTCGCTGCTCAAATTCTATTTGATTCTCCATCTCTCTACCCGTGGTCCCGGCTACAATATTCTTAACTCTATCCCAGCCAGGAACAACGGTAATAATTTTCTTTATAGTATCTTTCCCGACTTCAATTACACCATATTGACTACAACGAAAAACACAATCAACAAAGCCGTCAGAAGCAATTTCTCCTACACCAGTATTATAGAATGTGTATCCGTTAGCATCTTGTACAATCGCCCCATATGGGATAACCGTTCCCATCAGTCCATAACATCTGCAGGTCACATATGTTGGTTGTGCTACTTGACGCTCTAAAAAATATATAGCTGCAAGAGCATCTTGCTGAATCCCCACAGCTGTTTTGGGATTGAATCCATTAGCAATTCTCATGATTTCTCCATCTTTAGAGGCTACTAAAGCTGCTAATCCATCTACAAGCTGTCCTGCTGGTGTTTCTGGTTCTGTGTTAAGCTCCGGCGTATCATCATTTGTTTTGAAAGCTGCTTTGAATAAACTTGCAATGCGTAAACGTATTACAGCAGTATCTTCAGCAGATAAACCGGTACTATCGTTAAACTCAATGGCCAACAACTCTCCCCCCTTTCTAAAGCGGTATACTAACAGTCGACCCGTTTGCCAGAGTCAGAAATATATCGCCAATAATACAATTCTCTTTCTTATCATACCGTAAAACAGGTTGGCAATCGACAACACCATCTACAGCTAAGCAGGCCTTTCTAATTCTATTAACTAATGTGGCTTGTGATACTACTATCTTTTCACCGAGCTCTATATGAAAATGTGGTATGCCTTTGTTTTGGTCAAAATACGCATCTTTAGTAAATAATCTTACTGCATTAGCAGCATTCTGTGCTATAGCATAGGACCCCTTGGATGTTGCAATATTTCCTGCGCCATCCACAGCAATGTCCCACGAATCAGTCAGTAATAAAGTGTGCCCTTTGTTCCCATCAGCCATAAATTCACCTCTTATCCATTTGCAGAACTTGTTTCTCCATGCGGGGCAGTATGTGTATGATTACTCAAGCTATGCCCGTTTCCTATCACGTCTCCACTTGCAGTTATTTTTCCCTCTACAGTAACATCACCTACAATGCTTACGCCATTAGGTGCATACACTTTGGCCGTTTGATTTTGCGTAAGTTCTAGATAACACGTAGGCACTTTGTTAAGAAAACCACCGATATAATATCCATCAGAAAGGCTGTGCTGTCTAAAACTTGCTGGGGGTTGTGGTTCAGTAGTACCGACAACAACATTGCTACTATCATAATGCATGAATATTGCTACACCTATATCTCCTACTATAGGATCTGTAATAACAGCTACATTTCCACCTTGCAAGCGAAAATACGGCAAATGATAAAGAGTAACCGGTTGAACCGCGTGCCCCTGCCCATCTACATAGGTGACCAATGGCAAAACATCTACATAGCCAGTGGTACCAATACCACCAGCATAAACAGCTACAACCTTAACCGGTATAGCAGTAGAGATTTTAGCTTGCTTCATTTTTACAAAAAAATCCAAAGCATTATATTCAGAATTACTGTCGTATATATTCTTCTTTCCTTGTACAATCTCATCTGCCACAGTTACACCTTCTTAGCCCACACACCAGTGATATTACTAAACCAATTAGAACCAGTAGAATGATTAGTTGATAATTTATGTTCCAGCCTACTTATTTTCCACACACCTGAACTCATCGGTAATATGGACTTCAACTCAAAAAAGCCCCCCAAAACAAAACTTACATTAAACAAAGCTTTGCACTGTACTCCGTCATTTGTAAACGATGGATATCCTATTAATCCTGATAAGTCACTAAGTAATGGAATTAAGCCTGTTTGAGTAAACTCAAACGGCTGTAGAATAAACTTCCTATCATCAATTAATAAATCCACGCCTACCTGATTTGCAAGAGTCTTAGCTTTCATAATAGGAGAACCAGCAAATACACAATTACTTACGCTTCCATTTACACCTTTATTTTCAAAATCATATCCTGCTTCTTCAGCAAACTGTTGCATAAGCTTTTCAATAGTTACTTCACCCTGTACCGATACCGGAGGAGTTGGCAGTTGGTTAGGATAGTACCCTGTCATGCTCTCTATTTTGAAGGTCATACTGCCGTCATTATTAGCTACAGGTACAGCCGAAGTAATTTCGCCTTGAAATACTGTATCTAATTTACGTCCTTTTATACCACATTCAATTTTGATTATATTGTTAAGACTCTGCAACTTTCTAAATGCCAACATGGTAAGGCTCTTTATTGTATCTATCTTCATATTTTGGACTACAACTTCAGCTTTATTTAGCTCCTGTCCTCCACTCTTAACGATTGATACATCCATAGGTAAATTTTCAATTACAACAGTATTACCGCCATGCAAAAACACGCCCTGCCTTAAATATATGGTTATTTTTATCGTTTTTTCTGTAAAACTAGACATTTTCAATCCTCCGAGTAAAAAAGAATATATCTATCGCCCAGTTCCGCATAAGTCGGTACATCTTGTCGCCCTTTTACATCACCAAAGTACAAGGTTCCTGTGAAATATGGTGTCGGATACTGCAGTAAATTAATCCCACAAAGACATATCATCCCTTGTCGGACTACCTTCCCTTCACATTCGAGCCCCATATATAGGTAATTGCCTTTTAGTGAAAGTGATATGATACAATTCTGTCCACCTAAAACGATGCTTAATCTTTGATTAGGTATTTTTTGAAGTGGAATAATTTGTTGCATTCTATCCCACCTTCCCAAATATATCATAGGCAAAAGTAGTACGTTTAGGCTTAGCCGCTTCCCCTATTGCCTGCTGTGAGGCCGACGGGTTCATAGCAGTTACAATACCGGTATCTTGCTGGCTCACGTCAGATGGATTAGTTGCTTCTGCCATACTAATACTGCTGATATCTGAAGTACTATAAGCAACATCAGTCTCTCTAACCTCTATAAAAAGAGTATTGATATATAGTACTCCAAGACCATCAGTTGTATTCACACTATAATCATAATTTTGCAACGCCATGTTTTCATACTCATGTATAGGCGTAACTATGGATACCCATGATAAAGTCTGCTTAAGCTTTTCAACTTTCTCAAGACACGACTGCAAATAAGCATCTGTTCCCTCGAAAGCTAGTGTCACATTGATTTCCAACGGTTCCATCACCTTGTTATAAGTTGCAAAGGATCCCTTTTCAATCACTTCTGATACCACACTACCACCGGAGACAATATGTGCATCAATTACAACTGTAGAAGGCAGAACAGCATTACCAAACCCATCTGTAAATTGCCACTTCCTAGCGTCGCTATTATTATTTGATACAGGAATAATCATTGTTCATTCCCCCTAATAAGCATTGTTGTTATTGTTCACAAAATATCCTGCACGAGCGGCAGCTACAATTTCAGCTTTCGTTGCGGAAGGATCCTGTGCACCATAGATAGTAATATTCTGATTTACAGAATTTGTATGAGTACTATTATTGCTATTATCAACACTTCCTCCATTTGGTCGAACCAGATCGGCAACACTAACCTCTTTGTTCAAAACTTTATTCAAGGTTCCCCCTATAGAAATAAAATCTTTTAGAGCAGATAACTTTTCTTGAAGCCATGCTATTCCTTTCTTGAATGCAGACATTAGATAATCCCAATTATCTACTACTAGTAAAATAGCTGCTACAATAGCTGAAAGAGCCAAACCCCATCCGCTAAGCATCGCTATCATGTTCAACGCAGTCATAGCACCTCTAATCATTGCTATTCCTTGCTGAATCACGCTAAGAGCTGTACTAATTCCGTATAGTATACCGATAACACTGCCACCATATACCGCTATTTCAGTAAGTCTTTTAGCTTGCTCAATAAATTCATTTAAGATTATCTTAGCATTTTCAGCATTTCCAAAAAGCATATTCCAGAAATCACTAAAAGCTGCTTCATCCCCATTAATCCAGCCTATTAAGTCATCTAATATTACACCTATTGCTATCAAAGCCATTGTAAGTGCGCCCCAAGGACTAAAAATAAAAGCTTTAGAAGCTTGAGCAAGCTCGATTACTGAATTAAGCAGTTTTGCTTTAACTACATTTGCCAACACCGCAATCAGTGGAATTAATAATGCAGTATGCCTGCTCAAGTAACTTATGCCATCAGCCACTTTGCTAAGCAAGGGAGCTATAAACCGATACGCCGGCAATAACAGCATCTTCAGACTCTTGCTAAGGTCGCTGCTGGCATTGGCAAATTCTCTAGCAGCCTTTGTATCTTCTTCTGTATATACACCTAACTTTTTCACATAATCAAGTTGTGAATTAATGCTAGCACTGCCTTGTGCTAAAAAGCCTACCATAGCATTTTGAGAAATGCCAATCTGGCGACCGATGCCACTTGCCTTCTGCCCTCCCATAAGCCTAAAGGCTTCTGCTAATTCTAATGCATATTTTTCTGTTGTTTTCAACTCCCCTTGAGCATCTACAACTGATGGCAGGATTCCTAGCTTGATGAAGTCGTTCAAAGCACCACTATCGTTAACAGCACTGTCTATCATCCAGTCATTAAGATCTGCAAATAATTCACCGACTTCATCTGCAGCAACACCAGCAGCCTCAGCAGCTCCCTGCCAAGCCTGCAATTGTTCTATATTCACACCAAGAGTTTTACTAAGCCTGTCAACTTGCAGAATCTCATCAGTAAACTGCTGTACAAGCTGACCAGAAGCAAGTCCCGTAATAACCGGAGTAACAACGTTCAACATTAAGTCGGATAATTTATTCTTGACGTTTCCGACAACGCTCGACAATTCCCTGTCAACGTTCTTGCCATCAACGTCTATCATAATCCCGAAGGTCTCAATAATGTCCATTCTTTTTCCTACTTTCTTCGTATGCTCTGCTTTCGTTTATGCTGTTCACTACGATGATTTCATACATGTCAAGTAAATCCTCCAAGCTATATACAGTCTGCAGTTCATACAGCGTTGCAAGCTGTCTGGATACTACTATGCCAGTCAACGCCCCTACATTCTTATAGGTTTCGGAATGGTAATGTCTACGGCCTTCTGGCTCGGGACACTCGGGGCGTTTGTTAAAAAACCATAATTTAGTTTGAGCACTTCGAAGCGAAGTTTGTACAAATTTCTAAAATCACTGATTATGCTGTCGATAGATTCTTGTGTGCAAGGTACAGTGAAATTATGATTATTGGAATCAGGCACATGCTCTACGCATTCAATCAATTCATTATACAAAGGCTCAACCTTTTCATAATTCAATTTTGTTAGCAGATTGGCAATTTCTTGTAAGCCACCCTCCTGCTTCTCGCTTTTTAGCTGACGTTGTAATCCTTTTACGTCAATTCCAGCAGCACTACCAGCCAACAAAGCAAGAACTCTATTAGTGAATCTTTCTGCTTTAGTTGCAGGCATTTGTTTGATTTTGAATATAACTTCTCTTCCATCATCAATCATTGATACAATTTTTGTTTGACGCATCTTTATTCAGCCCTTTCAAAATCAAAAGTATATGCTACAGGAGCGAGTACCTGTTGAATATCTGGCAGCAACTTCCCTGTCTTCAAAACACCATTGCTAAAAGTAACAACCTTGCCTAAAGCAGGCATACTGATAAGCATAGTAACCCAGTATACTTTTTTGTTAGCACGGCTAGCTCGCACCAATAAATCAAGATATTTCATACTAGGGCTTGAAGCCTCTAAGGTAACTGTAACAGTCTTGACCCCATCAACATAGCCTGCTACCATTTGCCCGTCTACACCTTTACGTGTTTCCGCAAAAGTATCATCCCCCATGCTTGCCATAGCATCAGTGGAGAACTGTTCAAGAATAATACCTTGCGGAAAAAGTTCCTCGCATTGCAAGGTTACTACCGCATCGGCAGCTGTAATATTTCTGTTTTGTACCATTTCGCGCCCTCCTTCACTTGTACTAATCAGTGAAAATTACTGTTTCCTTTCATCGATTTACAAAACTACCGTTACTGGTAAATCAACTTTATGTACACTACCACCATAGGTATACCACAACCCTAACAATGGAGATTCTCTGTTGATTCTTGCTTGTGCTCCAGGATCAGCAACCTGTAGGTAATAACCATTAGTCAGAATTTCATCTGCAACATCTTGACCAATTTCGTTTATTAATTGCGCCTTTTGTGCCTCTGATAATTTCACACCAGCATCAATAACACCGTTTACTTTTGCTCTATTAATCGGATCAGTACACCAAGCCCGAATTAAAGTATAGCCTCTATTTTGATAAGGTACACGAGCTGTTTTGTTAAGACCTGCCATAATAGCAACCTGAAGGGCATTTCTCAGCCAAATATTACCAATATATGCATCAGCAAAACCAAAGGACCCAGCAATCATTTTGCCTTCGTAATATTGTACAAAGTCATCGTTGCGTGTAGCCCAGCGTCCATAATAGTTCGCGTTCATACTTAAAAGATTTTCGGCCGTTACCTCATCATTTACACTAGCTGCGAGACCACTCTGGGATTTGAATGCGTATGTAGGTAGACCATTCACTCTGTCCCAATCAATACACGCACCAATTGTCATAACTAAAATAGCGTGTTCAAGACCACCGAAAGTTAAACATGTACCTTCATAATTATTGTCAATCAACTTATTAGGTAAGTTTTCTTTGTTATTGGGGATAGTATCACTATTTTCATCAGTCCATGGGCAATATAGATACTCTACGTTTTGATCGTTACACCATTTTGCAAAGCTCAAAATCTGCTCTTTGGTCAATTTCTCCAAAGAGGTAAAGCTTACCCAATTCTGATTTTTTTTCACAATACTATCCATATTTTCTTCAGGAGTCAGAGTGTCTGAGCCAACAGAGACCGTAGCACCTGCACCAACACTCAATCCCAAAGCATCAGCACTTTCACCGGTAGCAACAGATACAGACGAATTATTGCCAGTCGTTTTACTTTTGACAACAAAAGCATTCAAATTACTATTATAGGCTACATCAGCAGTACCCAAAGCTGTCGCTAAACTTTTTGCCACATCACTTTGAGTATTAGCAGCACTAAAATCGAGGGCTACATTCTTTTTTTCCACTCCGTCAATATTGATAGTAATCTTACCGGTGCTGATAGTTTTCAACTCTTCCATATCAGCCGCCTGCCCACCGATAATACTACCAGAAATAGCAGTTAATACTAGTCTTGCAAAATGTAATCGTTTCGGTTTTTCAAAGCTATTATCGTACCCCATGAAATATTTTACCGCCGCTTTGTATTCATCACTATCCATACCAAAATAACTTTCAACAGCTGCCTTGCTACTAAAACTCATGGTTCCAGGATAGATACACAATGGATTATTCGTCAAAAATAATCCAGAAATCTCTAAATCAGTACTACCAGCATTAATAACACGAGGAACTACTTTTACAATCTGACTTGCAGGAATAGCCATTTTCTCACATCCTCTCAAAATTTATGATGAGCGTCAATATTTTCAACTCTGCCTAACTTAACCTTTTCTGCATATTCTTGTGGTACGCTCATACTATTCCACATTGTCAAATGCAGGGTTACACGATAACGTTGTACATACTGCTCTGTACCATCTACAAAAGGTAAGTATTTTATATCTTCAGTATAATTACAGCTTACTTCATATTCAGAAAAAAAATCTGTTGACCGAAAGTCACGTCCTATAATTTCTAATCTTTGCGCCAACTCTTGTGCCTCGAACTGATTATTTGAGCACAAATCAATACCCACCACATATTCTCTTAAAGCCTTGGTTGTATATATATTAGCAGAAGACTGCATATCATCACCAACATTGGTTCCTATACGAGTAGTGTCTTCTAACGTGATTACTGCATATTTTTGCACGTCAGGGAGCATACTTCTATTCTGATATCCTATGAATACATTATCAGCTTGTAACACAGGGCAAAAGAAAACAACAAAATCATATACCGCTTCCATTATATTCATGCTTGCACCTCCGTATCAGAAGGATTCACTTGCTGTGTTATTCCTACTTTCACCCAGCCTTCATAACTCCAGTCTTCAATAACAGAAGTTACAAGCCAATATGTTTTGTCGGCTCTCACAAATATATCTCCACTTCTTGTTAACGGAATCCTGCTCCCTGCAGTAATCGGCAAATGCTCTTTTGAATACAAATACGCCTGCATCGTTGCCTTAGTATCGTTAACACGCTCAATATGCAGCAAGGACTTTTTGTCCAACGGTTGGATCTGTGCACGTATGCTTTTAGGTAAATCATAAACCGGCTTTACAGTGCCTTTATAATTTTTCTGACCGATGCATTGGTATAATATACACTGCTCATCCGTATGTATTTTGTTAATCAACCCTCTTACAAATGCATGCATGTTAATCCCTGTCATTATACCTTCACCTCATACATTACTGCTCCAACCATTCGACCAGTATCAACCAATACTTGTCTAGGATTAATTGCCTGTAAATTTTTCCCTTCGCGACCACGCCGTGCTTTTATAGCGATTGTCGACAGAGAATTGGGCCGTGGATCGTTAGGGTGCCAATCCATAATCGTACGTTTTACATCACCAACAGCTACCAATCCTGCTCTGTGGAAAGCCAAGCTAATTCCATCTGCGGTCAATCCACTTTGCTTCAAGGAGGCCTTAATTCCCTTTACCCACTTATTAGAATTATTCTTAACGGTGCGCTTCATGAACGGCCTAGGAGGATTATGCCCACCATATTCATTAAGATAAGCAACATAAGCAACAGATGTACCGTCTGAATATGTTGCTTTGTCAAAAAAGCCAACTTTTACATTTGCCTTATTCACCCTCTTAAGTTCAGCCAGTTTTCTATTCAGTTTATCACTACCTGAACTTCTAACGTCTATGGTAAGCACGATACCTCATCCCCATTCTATATTTAGCAGTAGCTGCCCAAAACATCGCCCCACACTGTGTTTGAGTGTACCAATTGGCATTATTCAGCGGTGTCACCGATACATTTACACTACCTTGTGCAGCACTTGTTACAGCACCAACTAATATATCGCCGTTCTGTTTCAATGTCGCAATATGGCATACAAGCATATAAAGAAGCAGCTTTCGTTCATCTATATCTTGTACAAGAGAATTCTTTGTGTTATCGAGCAATAAGCAGGCTGCTCTAAAATACAGCTCTAAAGTTTCCTCTGCAGTTTCCGAAAATTGTGGATATAAGACCCGAAATTCACTTACATCAAAAACAACACTATCCATTATTCTAACGGCTTGCTTCCAGTTTTAGCGTTCGGGTCAGCAGGTTCATATCCATGGCGCAAATCTACACGTTCTCTTACTTCTGCTTTAGCATTGCTCGCAGTTGTGGCAAACATCAGTCCTTTTACAATGTACGGAGCATCTTTATACGCAGTTTTGATATATTCCCACGCTTCTTTCGGCACACCCAAAGTTACGCCATAATCACCTACAGGCAGGATGCCGCTTGCTCTACCTTTTAGAGATACTGCATTGCCATTAATTACAATAGGATTCATTCTGCCACTATTATCTGGAACCATAAATTTGATATTTCGTGGATAATTGCTACATACAGTCACAGTTTCACCAGTTGTAGAAATAGGCGTCTCTTCCGTTACACTCAAAGCTTCTCCATTAATTAATCCTTCTTCTGTGACAACATCTCTTTTAGGTACAGTCTTGTTTCTTGTAATACGTTTAGCTTCTGTCATTGCAATTCCTCCTTGTTATAATATAAGCCCTGCACTAATGGCAGGGCTTATTGCTTTAGACACCTGTCATGCTTGCAATAGCATATGGGCGGAAAATAATTGCACCATAAGTGCCGAATACAAATTTTTGTTCAAACCAAGATGTATTGGTGATAAGCGGTAAAGCACGCATTTTATCGCTGTAACCAAGTTTTGCAGTAGGCATACCGTTTACTTCGCGAGCAATCAGCATTACACTGTCACCTGCTTCAGCATCCAACTCAGGCAACACTACAATGCTGAGGTTGTCAAAATAATTTCTAAGCATATCTTTTACAGACACGTTGAAATCAGTTGCTTTACCCAGCAAAACATTAGTAGCCGGAGATACTGCTAATACAAGGTCAGATTTTTCGTCAACATTACCCATAGAGTTAGTGAAAAGTTCAGAAGCCAAAGCCAAAATATCGTTGTAAATAGCTTGAGTGTTTTTATCTTTCCACAAAGTTTTTCCATCAACTTGTGCAGGAGTAATAGCATCAGGCAAATTAGGGTCATTCAAGAGACCATAAATTTCATGACCTTCAACACCATAAAGATAGAACTTATTGCTCTCTTTATTAATAATGGTTGCTGCACTGCGTTGCTTTTCAGCAGCAAGATTCAACATTGCGCGACCAGTAGTTGCCATTTCTTGTTGACCATAACGAATATGGGTTTGTGCTAAATAGTTCCGACGTACAGGATAGTTGATATTCACATCAGCCATAGCACCATTGCCATAATCAGTATAAGGAGTACTACCACCGACTGCCTCAACTGTCTTGAACATAGCATGTGTATCAGTCCAGTCGCCTTCCTTTTGTTCTCCAAAGATTTCCTTAGCCTTAGTCGGAGCCGTCAAAATTTCGACTACTGCAGGGTCAATAAAGGTTGTCATCACCAAAGGTACACCACTAGCCGCAGGAGTAACTAAAGCAGTGTCTTTAGCAAGTCGGTCTACGTTCTCCGGAGTAATAAAACCACGCGCACCATCAAAAACGATACCTGCGCGTCGCATTTCTTGTAACGCTTCAAAATTATTCATTCAAGTTCCTTCCTTTCTCAAGCTTTAGGGGATGTAGCGATAGAAACATTTGCACTGCCGTCAAATGTTCCAGAGCCAGTAACTTCACCAGTCAATGCAATAGTCCTAGCTGTAGCGAGCTTAGTAGCAGTAGCCGCGTTACCAGTACATGCTTTAGCTGTATCAGCAGTAGCCGCATTACCAGTACATGCTTTAGCTATATCAGCGGTACCAGCAGTATTAGCTTTGCCTGTTGTATTTACACTAGCAGTACCAGTTAATTTACTAGCATCTACACTAGCAGCACTAATAGTGATATTAGAACTGCCATCGAAAGCTACACCAGTAGCAGTTACAGCACCGCCAACAGCAATAGTCCTAGCTGTAGCGAGCTTAGTGGCGGTATCCGCGTTACCAGTACATGCTTTAGCTGTTGCAACATTATTAATTTTGAATGTTGTAGTAGACATACTAATCACCTCAAGCCAATACTTTTACACTGTCTTTAGTAACTGTGACAGTATCATTTTCACCTGTTACATTAGTCACAACCTCTACGGTGCGACTACTGACAGAAGCACCAGCACCTACACCGACAGGAGTAGCGCCGTAATTAGAAATCACAGCAATTTCACCGGCTTCAGCAGCAGTAGTAAATGCCCAATCGGTTTCAACAGCACCACCAACAGAAGTACCAGCATTACCACCTTTGACAGTACCATCGGCCAAAACAGCAAATACTTTTTGACCTTTTGTAACCTTTGCTGCAACCTCAACATAAAAATCACCTTCAACCATAACATTTACATTATAGCCAGCAGGTACAATATTATTATTTTCAGCCTCAATGCCATAAATGGGATAAATAATATTTCTAGCAACAAAACCTAACGGTTTACCAGTGCCAGTAGATTTCACACCGCCCTCATTTGCAGAGTCATCCCATACGAAACCACCGATTTTTACATCAGCGCTTGCAATACGGCCAAGTGCTGTAGATACAACTGGGTTTACAGAAGCGAATGCACCAGGAATGCCTAATGCAGGATTTAGATTTACTTTCTTTTGAAAATCTGCCATTTCTTTATTCCTCCTTAAACAGTAATGTTTTTCAGACGATCAAACGCCTTAATAGTAGATTCGGAGAAAGAACCACCTCGTTGAATTCGACTATCACTAATAAACTGCGGTGCAGGATTCTCAAGTAATACGTCAACCATTCCAGCATAAGCTTCTTTAGGATAGCTTTCTGGATTTTTGCCTGCTTGACGCAGTGCAAACGCATAAATAGATTCAGCACTGTCAAAAGCCATCGGGTCGTTAATCACGCCAACCAACGGACGTACCTTCGCAGCCGCTGTATTCAGTTTACGCATCGCAGCGATAGTTTCACATTGTACTTGTGCTTTTACCTTTGCGATAGTATCTTCACCAAGATAACGTTTTTCGCCTTCGCTTTCATGTTCTTCATCAATACGTTCCGGGGCAATCTTCTCGCGTTTCTCGCCATATTTCACGCCAGCTTCAAAACCAGCTAGAAATACAGGGTCTTTGAAGCGTTCATCCTGTTCCTCATCCTTAGCTTCATCTGCTTGTTCTTCAGGTGAAGATTTCTCCACAGTTTGTTCCTCATCCTTAACTTCATCTGCGTCTTCGCCTTTCAATTTGAGAAGCACTCCCTTATAGATTTCTTTCGTTTCAGCATCCAAGCCTGGCATAAATTTATCTACGATCTGTTCAATTGTAGCTTCTTTGTCTACGTCTAAACCTACTTCTCTAGGATCATAACCTTCTACCTGTGCTTCCACTGCATTTAGTGCTTTTTGAAAGCCTGCTGACAAAACTTCTGCCGCTTCAATGCCAAGATTAGCATCCTGTGCTAAACAATTACGGCGACGTTTGAATGCTAACATTCTTTGCTTTTTGTTCATTTCTAAAACTTCTCCTTTTTTTGTGATTTTTAAACGCGGCATATGGTCTGCCACTTTTACATCATGACCGGCTCTTCCCTCTGCCACTAGCGCTACATGATTTCCTAAAATATCTCTCATTACAAAATCATAGTGAACGGATTCACCGCCAATATTATATTCGCCAGTAGTGTAATCCGGTCTGAAACTATAACAACAAGATATTTCTTTCATGCTTCCGTCTTCAATAGCTGTAATCGCACCTGCATCTGTAATGCTTAAACTATTTTTCAAGTATGGAGCATCATATACTGCATCAGTGCCTGTACTTCCCACAACATGTTCTTTTGCGGGGTTATCTGCTGAAATAGCATGATGATCCATAAGTACAGGAAGCCCATTGAAAGTCGGAGCTGCTTTTTTTAATTCCTCCGGGTCTCGCAAGCCATAATAAATTCTATCTGCTTCTAACCCCTGTTCCTGCCATCCCGGAATTTCTCTGCCCAAATAAGGATTAACAGTCGCCTTGCTGATTGGAGTTAAGGCTACATGCATGAACCCATTAGCATCAATACTTCGGACACTGGCACTATCAAAAATCAAGTTACTTTCCTTCATTCCTATTCACCCCCTTTCAAAAAAAAATGCATATAAAAAAGACGCTACATTGTGTACCGTCTTCTTACCAAATATGAATTTTCACTAACCGCAATCCAGTTTTCTTCAATCGTCAAAGCCAGGCAACAAAACTTCAAATTGGCAGTTGCAATAAATTAATTCCCCCGGCTTCACATTCCTCCCTACAGAACTATCGTATAAGCCTTCGTCAAGGAGGAAAACTTTTTTGTCCATGGCGATATGAGTTCGACGGCTGCTATATTTACCGGGTACGTGTATCCAGCGTCCTTTAGTGGCACCAAATGCTTTAGCATTTACAGCCGCCAGCTGTTGCGTTGCCTTATTAGTCTGGTCACGGGCAATAAGTGCAGCACGGTTATTTGCAACTGTTCCTATGTGTTCAATAACCTTAGTTATTTTTCCCATATTTCCACCCTCGATAAAAGCCTGAGTGACAACTTTCTGTAAATTATGCAGATACTGCTGAGGAATAGTCTTAATCAGTTCAATGTTATTGTTGATTATTTCTAGTATTAACGTTTTGTCAGTGCTATTGTAATTCGGCGAAAGTGTCCACCCAACTTCTTTCATCTTGCGTGAGATCTGTTTCTTAGTACGTTTATCGGTGGCTTCAGCAAACCACTGAGCAAGCACACGACCTACTTTTTCAAACCGAATATACCATTTATCTCGTAGCTTGGAAAAAATCATTCTAAGCGGACTAGAAGCGTCATAAACATGTTTTCTTTGATATTCTTCTAGCACTTTTTGAATGTCTGCACGCATTTCAGCGACCAATGATTGTAAAGTTTTGCGATATTTGAGCTCATAAGCAATACTCGGGCGGCTTCTTCCAATATTATGCCCTGGCTGTTTCTGTTTTCTCATAATATAGTCACTTCTTTTTGCTGTTCATCATCCTCTGTAGACAACTCCTCAAGACTTGTATATGCTTCAAGATTATTGTATTCACTATCCGGGTTTTCAATAAGACGTTGTCTTGCTTCTTCTGGCGAAATAATGCCCGCATCAATCAAAATAGTATCTGTTTCCGCTTTTAGTTTATTATTGGAAACCATCATACTTTCGTCATCCTCCGATAACGAATAGAATTGAAAACGTATGCTATCATCAATCTCGCCATACTTATTTATTTGCAAAACCCGTAGCAACTTTGTTAATGCATCGCCAAAAATATCCTTTTGCAAACTTTCGATGTTATCGTAGTGATTTCGCAAATCATTATCGCCAGTGTTGAATCCTGCCGGGGATAACCCCCACATTTTTGTAACAGGCTCGTTGAACATTGCCGCAACATATTCCATAGATTGACGCACTAAATCTGTGACACCAGCTAACGATGTCGTCATGACCACTAAGTCTTCTCGTTCTTTATCGATTGTTACTGTACCATCGTTATCACGCATCTGCGTGAAATAATCTACACGTTTATCTAGTTCTTGCCCCCAGCCACCACTCAAAACATCATTCATATCTGTTTTGAATACAGTCAAAGAATATTTTTGCAGAAGTCTAGCACTGCTTTCCCGGCAGCCTGTATAATGGCTGACTGCGTCAAGTACCTTCTGTGCTAAAGGCAACCCGAAGAAATTGTATGCAGGACGCAGAAGTGTCGGCAATTTATTTTCAGAGAAATATATGAAGCGGCTTTCATGTACCGGTATACCTTGTACATACCATACCGAAGGTTTATAATAATCACTTTTCAACGGATTTACGGAATTATAATACCCCGGCGTTACAGTAAACGGCTCCACTACTCTAAATCCCTTTAGACTTTCTAGCGAAAACGTTTCTTTGCTTAACGTCAAAGGTGTCGCTAAAAGCTCATCTTTTTCCCCTGTATCAATGAACAGCAACATCCCGCCATAATATCCACAAAAAGCTGCTGCCCTAGCAAACTTTTCACGCACTTTGAAGCGAAGAAGTTCTTGTTCTAACTCTTGCAGCTTTTCAATTCCGACTTCACTTTGTCCCTCTCCTTCTCTTACTAATTTCCCCCATTTGCCAGTCATTTCCCTAGCCCGCATTTCAACGCCAGCTCTTATCAACCCATTTTGGGCTAAACCAGTCAATACACCATAACCAACAAAAGCCGGAATACCTTCTTGTCCCATACTTTGAAGGGTATGCTCTAACATTGTTCTAACCGGAGTGAAACAGTCGTCTTGAACCTTACGTACTTCTTCTGAAATGTTACCCATAGTATAAGGCAAGCAATAACTATCAGCTGTAACTATTGTTTCACGTTGTTTATCCACAACGTCACTTCTAATATGTAATTGTTTTCTTTGTGTTTTACTCATTACCATCTACGCCCCCTTATAAGCTGAGGATTAATCTGCATCTTTCTTCCACTCTCCATAGCATAACGCATTGCATCCATAAGATGATTATTGGCGTCTACCGGATTGTTAGTTGGCTTATCTGCCTTGTCCTTTTCCCAGCTGTAACAACTTATTTCCGTAAGAAAATTAACACAACGTGGGTGAATAATAATGTGATAGTCCTGCAATTTCTGAATGCCGTTATTGATACTGTCCTTGCCTTTACTTGCAGCCACAATCCTACGCAACCCAAGTTCTTTTAGCTCTACAATGCTTTTAGGTTCTGCACTATCAGCAATTATTTTCTCTTTCGCATACCCCATGCTGCTTATCGCTTCATAAATCATTCTGTTGGTCAGTGCCTTTTTATAAAGCTCGTCGAATACCCAGATTGTTTTTTCAGCATGGCTCACGAGCCCACAAAAAAGTGCCGTCGGGTCGTTGGTATAGCCGAAGTCTAAACCGAATATAGACTTCACTCCATCCACAGCCGATACAGCTTGCACGCTGAAAGGTTTTTCTTCCCAGTTCTCATAGATAAGCCCTTCAGCGACGCCCCATGCACCTTCTCCTGCTACTTTATAACGTCTAGGATTATTGACACGCATACGCTCAAAATTGCGCCTGTCAGCCTCGTCAAGCCACTCATTGCACTTATAATTTGTGGTCATGGCTAATATGTCAGCATCGGTAACATCAAAGAATTTCTTTTTCAGCCAATGCCTTTCGCTCCATGGGTTGAATGTTATAGTAATCTGTTTGAACAATCCTTCAGGCACTTCGCCACGAATAGATTCGTCAAGCATATCAAAATCATTTTCGCTTGTTATCTCGTAACATTCTTCCAGCCACAGCCAACACAGGCAGCCTTTATCTACTGCTATTGATGTAACCTTGAGCGGATCATCAAGACCGCGGAAATAAATCTTCTGACCCGTAGGCACGTATGTTATTTCTAGAGGCGATTCCTTGCATAAAAAATAGGCGTCTACACCTAACCGATGTATCGCCCATTTAAGCTGTGCAAAGCAGCTGTCCTTTAATGTACGGAATGTCTTACGCACTACCAGCAAATTAGACTGCGGATATTTTATAAGATTTACTATATACCATAATGCCGTTGTCGCTGATTTTTTGGAAGCACGGCTGCCTTTTACTACCCTGTACCTGCCTCGGAATTTCCAAAAACGATTATAACCGCCGCCGATGAGCTGCTTAAGGCTCATTTGCTTGCTAGTCGTCATCGCCCAGGTCCTCCACGATTGTTACTGGTACAGAACCAGCGACATTCACATTGTCGCTGAAAAGACTGTACCGCTTGCCTAAGAGCTCAGCACACCTTGTTGATTCTTTTAAGCTTATTTTCTTTACAATAGTCCTAGCGTTAGATACTCCCTCTCCAACACCTTCGACAACTACGACCTCTTCCTCTAATTCTTGCCTTATTCCTTTTGTTAAATACTCCAGCACCTCTTGAATGTCTGCAATTTTCTGAGATTGAAGTTTAGCCATTCTTTCTTTTATGTAAATTTTTATACTCTCATTTTCTAACAATCTACTTGCGTTTCCCTTTGCATAATTTTCAGAATATCCAGCTTTTATCGCAGATTGGTAGATGTTTCCTGTTTCGAGGTAATTATCAGCAAAATCCGCCATTTTTTTGGAGAATTTTTTAGCCATCAGAACCACCGCTTATTTTTGATTTCATCATATGATATGATGGGTCGAATTTGTGCTCTTCTGTATGACACGCGTGACATACGCACATTCCATTATTCAAATCAATTCTGCCATCTGGATATTCCGACCAATATATTATATGATGTGCTTCAAGATTTTCCGTAGAACCACAAAGTTCGCATTTTCCTTTTGCGAGTACAGCTTTTTTCCATGCCCTAACTCTTGGGTCATTTCTATCAAAAACTTTAACTTCATTACTGTTTAATATATCGTTAACTATACTATGCGGTAAAAATGCTTTTAATAACAGAATTGCTGCTTTTTTACGTATTACACTGTAATCACCTAATAAAACTGCTACTGAGTCAATCACTATCTCATAATCAAATTTCATTAATTCCGCCTGCCCCCTTTGCATATTTTGACAATAGAAAAGCCGCTGACCAGTTAAGGCCAACGGCTTTCGTTATTTAGTTCTCGTCGCTTTCGCTATTATACATTATAGCACAGTAATAGTGTGACATTCTATGCCATCTTTTTATTTATTTCCGTCTCTAATACGTTTTACATATTCTCGTACCAATACTTCTTGTTCTGCAGTCAGTCTAAACTGTACTCGCTTAGTAGGAATATCTCCATTTATCTTTTTTCGACCAGCTCCTGGACGTGCACCTCCAGAGTTTGCCCTAGCTCCCCCCCCAAGATGCTTTTTGTTTGTCTTCTTCAGCCATTTTCTCTCTTTTCTCTTGCCTTTAGCTATACTTTTAATGATGTGTAGACGGTGGCAAGTACCGCCTACATTTCATTTCTCTAGCCTTGCTTATTTAGTAAGCAGGGCTTTTACTTTTTCTTTAGCCTCCTCTAAATTTTTGCTATCATTTAGGATTTCCAGAATTTTTCTTGTTTGATTTTCTTGTGTTTCCTTTACTAATAATTCGCCTACATTACTCATTTCATCCATGGTGTTCTCCTTTCTGATACCTGCCATCTTTTTATAACCCATGCTCTTTTTTATATGTTTCTGCATCAATCTCGCCTGTTTTAAGCATCTTAACAAAATGCTTGACGATGATTGTCTGTTCTGCTGTAAGTCTAAACTGTACCTGCTTAGTAATATCAGCACCAGTAAGCTTAGGACGCCCTGCACCCTCTCTAACACCGCCCCACGTTCCTTTTACTTTAATCTCTTCATTGCCCACCATACTATTACACCTCCAGTAATTAACGCTTTGATGGCTTCTTTGTCAAAATTTATGTAGTATAATGCCCAGCTAAAACAAATAACTGCCAAAACATCGGTTGCTTTTATATTCATTGCAATTCCTCCTTTATCTTGTTATAATATGGTTAGGGATTGGGGCTTTCGCCCCGTTCCCTAAACTCCTTTACTTTGCTGCTGGCTATTGTTTAGGAGTTTTCTTTTTGTTCTTTAACCACTCTTTTACTTCGTTGTAAATGATTGGAAACAACAAGCTGATTAACCATTTTAAGTCTTCTTTGAAATCCATTGTTTACCTCCTTTCTATGATTTAATTATACTACATTTCTTGTTATTTGTCAACTATAAAACAAATTTTATTTAAAATATTTTATAAAAAGTTTAACCGCAGGGTGTTTTATTGCCCTGCGGTTATTTTATTGCTCTTTCAGCAAAATAAGCTTTAATGCCTTGCTGTGTAGTCTATGTATCTGTCGCCAACTATATCCTAAATCTGCTGCAATCTGTTCCCATTTCTGATAGTTAGTATAACGCCTCTGCATTATAACCTTCATCATTCCATCCGGTAGTAAAGCAATTAGTTTCCGTACTTCATGCAATTTCTGACATAACCTGTCACAATCTCTTATTATTTCCTGTTTTTGTGCCGAAATTTTAACAACAGCATTTTCTAATGACCCGCCTGTACTGCTTCCACCAGGTGCAAGGCTGTAGCATGATGTCATTTTTTCAGCTAATGAACGTAATTCTTGTAGTTTATCTAATTCATTTTCTAAACTTTTCTGTGCAAACTCTGCACTACGCAATATATGCTTTAGTTCTTCTACTGTCACCCTACAGCCCCCTATCTAAACTTCAATAAATTTAATCTCCTGATGTTGATACAGCAAAATTTTCTTTTTCAGCAGATATTCTTTTGTTCTTACACCTTTTACATCGACAATTTCTTCATGACCATCCTTGTACTTAACTTTGAAATCAGCAATGTATTTGATTGATCTGATAGTCTTGTTGCCGTATTTATATTTGGGTTGCAGTTCAAAAGGTACTTGTAAACTGAAGTCTGTTACTTCTCCTGCCATTTTTAGCATTTTTAGTTGACAGTAATAGTCCGACTCTTTCTTGCTGTCAAACGTAATTCCATCTACTACGGTTTTTCTATTATGGTATTTGCTCACGATACGCCTCAAAACGGAATATTTTCATCGAAAGGAACAGCTGTACCCATTTCATTGAAGCCTTGGCTGTTGTTGCTGTTTTGTTTGCTGTCAACAAACTCAAAGCGTTCACATACAACTTCTGTAGCATAGTGTTTTTTGCCATCGTTCCCGTCATAGCTGCGGATTTGCAAGCGACCTTCAACAAGTGCACGTCTGCCTTTGGTCATGTTATTTCCAAAAGCTTCAGCTGATTTTCCCCATAAACTGCAATTGATGAAATCTGCTTCTTTCTTCCCGTCAGCACCAGTAAAAGGTCTATCTACGGCTAATGTAAAGCTAGCAACTACCTTTTGATTATTTGTATACTTAACTTCTGGGTCTTTAGTCAGTCTCCCTAATAAATAAATTTTGTTCATGTTTTCAATATCTCCTTGCTTTAATTATATTTTTTTATTTTAGCTCCACGCCGTCAACTTTTTCAGTAATCAGTTTATAGCCAAAATACCTTTTTACACGCTTGTAATACACCTTTTCGTAAGCGTTGAATTTGCCGTCAGGACGGATAAGGTTGCCGTTATAAAAATCGGCATACCTTACGTGATACCAAACGTCTTTCTCACCGTTTACAACATAGGCCACATACCGAGAATCAAAGCAATATTCCCCATCTTCTGCTTTCAATTGCTCTTTGAAGTGGACTGCGTCTACCCACGTTTCCAATATCCGCTTGCACCACGGCGACGGAATATAATCCTTGCAAAAACCGTCACACGCTCTAATAGATGAAAACGCCTTCTTCTTGAACTCATACTTGCCTAGCTTTTCTCGCTTGCAAGTTCCGTTGTTGCGAATTGGTGCAAATATACAATCAAACTTACCCATTCTGTTTATTCTCCTAAATACCAGTCCAAAATACCTTTTACGGCAAACACTCCCCATACCGCAAACAGTACAGAGAGGATAATTTCTTCTGTTAGCATTGTTTTTCCGTTTTCTCCTTTAGTTTTAAAGCTTTAAATAAAGCTTCTAATACAGGCACTGGAATGCTATTTCCTGCTTGATGGTAAAGCGTCCGCCTTGAATTAACGGCTGCTGCTTTAGCAAAGTCTGTATCGGTATATCCCTGTAACCGCCAACATTCACGCTTTGTAGCTATTGGAATATCCTAGCCGCTCCATTTCCGCTAGGTATTTATTAAAGTTATGGCGCATGTGCTTGGATAAAACATTCTTGACGTTCTCCCAGACAACAATTCTAGGTTTCCAAACGCCCATATTTTCGATAATCTTTATCGTTTCCCACATAAGAGAGGAGCGAGTACCGCTATTTTCGTCTGCGCCTTTTTGCTGTCCTGCTATGCTAAAATCTTGGCAGGGGCTACCATGTATAAGAATGTCAGGCTTCAAGTTCCAGCCTACTACATTCTGCGTTTTATAGATTAGCTCATCAGCGAACAGTGCATTGTATGAACGCACTGCTTTTTCATCAATTTCCACATAATCGATTGACTTTACAGGTACACCGAGATTTCTCAATGCTATTCTCGGTGCGCCAATCCCGCCAAAAAGTTCTAAAATCTGCATTTCCTACCTCTATTCAATAACAAGTGGAGACCTAAGTCCCCACACTTATTCCCTCATTTGGTTTTCCTGATTTTCAGCTGTTCACCCTTTGTGATAGCAATCTGTTTTCTTTATGCGCAGTTCTAGCCATTTTTGCAAGCTCACTTAGACTAAAAGCTAAGCAACCAGGACAAATAACTAGTTCAACGTTGTTTGCCAGCAAATAGTGATTGCAGCTGCCGTTATTCTTTCCGCATACAGCACACTTACTGTCCATCATTTTTCCCTGTCCATAATAAAACAATCGCCCATGTCAATATAAGCTCTCCCAGACAAGCTATATTCAAATTTATTCGCCAAAAAAAGAGGAATATCATTGACAACAATGTAAGTCGGATGGTCATAATCGTCGTTTAATGCCATCGGCTTAATATCGCACCATGAGATGCCGTTGCCGAACTCGTTGTTGTATTCTTGAGCAGCCTTGGCAGCATCAATCAACTTTTCTCTAACAGAGTTAAAAAGCTTTTCTTGTTTTTCTTCTTTTGTCATTTTGCATCCCCCTTAGTCGATAGGCAGAAATCTCAGTTGTTTGTTTACAGCAGCCAGCCTAAATGCCATTACTGTTTTAGATACCTGTGCATATTTGTAATCGTTCAGGTAAATCTTCAAAATACCCATTTGCTTATAAACATCAGAATCACTCAACCCTAAACTGCGCCCATAGTCCAGGCATTCGGCAGATGTCGGCAAATATGGAGTTATCTCGCGTCCCTCTGCCAGCTTGGCAAGGGTCCACCGCCACATCAGCTTAGTTTGATAATCGGCGTTCTTAGAAGGCTCTATTTTAATTGGTTCAGCCGACTGTTGTTCGCTGATATATTCTCCTTGGGCTTTCCGCAGTGCTTCGCCCATAAGAGCTGAGCTGATTATATTTTGCGGTACTCCTTGAGGGCTCGGCATAGTTAATGCTATTCTTTCCGCAGCTGCCCATCGTTCCGGACTAACCTTCTCCCCATACAGGCTGTACCACAAATCAACGGTCGTTCGAAGTGTATCTTCCACGGTTGGTACTTTACCAGGATTCTCCGGTACAACCACCTGTGGCATTCTTCGTCCGGAGTTGATTAATGCCAGGATGGTTTTAGCTATACGTTGCTTAGTTATCACCACCATCACCTCCTAAGTATTTAGCGAATGCATTGGCTATGTCGCCGCCACTGTTTCCTCTTGGAGCGTCGTAATCGACTCCCGAGGCTAATCCCCTAGCCACAGCCTCTACATACCTGTACCGCCGGGCTCCATTTCTGCAAGCACGTTCCACCGCTCGCTGATAACAGCTAAAACCAACTTCGCTTAGCAGGTCTTGCATCTGCTCGGCTAATATCGGAGTTATCGGTCCAATATTCCGCTCGTAAACCTTTATGGCTTCACCCATATCGCCTTCTCCGGTGCGAATCGGCATCTCGCTCGGTAAGGAAACTTGGTTAACCTCTTTTTGATTTATGGTTTGCTCGCGCGCGTATGCTGCTGCATTATTATTCTTGTTATTCTTGTTATTCTTGTTATTCTTGTTTGTGGCCCTTTGTTGGCCCTTTGTTGGCCCTTTATTGGCCCTTTGTTGGCCTCGGTTATCTGCTTCGTCTTGATAAAAGCCATAATTCACTAGGGTTATGACGGTGTATCTTCTGGCCCTTGTATCAACATTTATCATCTCTAATTTGACCAAGGTCGAAAGAAAGGTTCTGACGCGCTTTCTCGTCCACCGCCAACGTTCAGCTAGCTTATCCTGTGAGGTGATAAATTGCCCCCTAGCAACCCAGACTGTTTGGTTTCCGAGCAGTATATCTCGCCCGACATGATTGGCAAGAAGTATCATATCCACCCAAGCTGCGCGCCTACAGAAAGGCTCGTCATCAAGCCAAATGTCGGAGCTTTGGATTTTTCGGTCAATTTTTATCCACCCCATGCTCCCACTCCCTTAGCAGCAAATCTTTGTCAGCATCTGACAAGAACTCTATTCCATAAGCTTTAGCTTCTATAATCACCATGTCTAAGAGATGGCTAAATTCAGCAATATTATAATGACTACTACCACGCCAGCACCTATATATCTCCATCCGGCCTTGCTCCCCATATACGACATCGCCTGTAGGCTCCACTATTCTGTAAATCGCCTTCAGTCTATCGGCAACACAAGGAATAATCGCTATATCCTCAAAAAACCCGAAATCTCGAAGAAGTTTTTCATATAATTCCTCGGACGTGGTTTTTAATACCACAGCTAATTCTTGAAGCATAGCCCACAGCGCCGCATTTGCCGTCAGTGAGCGTTTTTTAGACTTTACGCTGAATTGTACCTGTATAGGTTTTCCTTTAGCCTGTGCCCTAAGCAGGCGTTCACAGGAGGGTATTTGTTCTTCTGGCAATGGCACTTGCAGCATGCCAGAGAAATAATTTATATTATTTGTATTGAAGCGCATGTTACCCCCTATAAATAATTTCTCCCAATAAACTTCATCCATTCTTTATGACTATGAGTGTCCTCATAACAGCTTTGAGCAAAACGTCTAAGTCTAAGGTCTGTTTTCCTGTTCATGTGTGGGCCTAAACATCCGCGATGGTGTTCAGTGCATAGCCATATAGTTAAGCCTAATCGTTCAGATATAGGCCGCATCCCTCGGCCGAATATCACATGATGACATTCTAAGCCGAGAGTTGTGCCACACATAAAGCAGGTCTTTTCGTCCTGCAATATGCTTTTCATGCTATTCCCCTTTCATCATTAATCGCCGTGCTTCGTCATGAGCCTCTTGAAACTTTGCACTATTGGCGATAAAGTTTAATTGTTCCAGTGTCATACTCTCAAGTGCCACCCATCCAGCATTGCCCAAAACTTCAATGCGGCCGTTTATAGTTCTGACACTTTGTTCAGTTGCTTCTGCTTGTTGAGCATTGATATACTTTGACCCATCATAGTTGCCGCGGTAAATATCTGCAGCAACACCGACACACTTTGCGGCATTCCCCAATGCATCCGTAAGACACATTTTATAAGCTTCGTCGTTGACAGCTAAACCGCTTTTAGTTTTCTTTAAGATGAAATTCCCTCCGATTCCCGGGATGGCTGCACTCCAAGAGTTTTCGTTTTTTACGTACAAGTTTATGACCATGAACACCAAGCGTTCGCCACTCGGGCAATCCTGCACCTGTATGTCTACAACTTCAAACTTCCATCCGATACCACACAAGCCGAACTGTTCAGTCAGGGCTTCAATACGCCACTGAGGATTAATATCGCTTTTACCTTTAAGAGCTCCGAAATCAATGGGCTTCAAGGCATTTTGTGGTGGTTGGCTCATAGCTTCATATCTTAAATCCATGTTCATTCCTCCGTTTTTACTGTAAACACATCAGGGCTGTTACTATAGGTTACGCAGTCCAGCACCTCGCCATCCTCAGTAATAAGGCGACCATCATCGGCTTGATGCAATGTCTTTTTGTATGCGCCCCAATCAACACTCTCCTTGGTCTTAATGTAGCCAGGAGCACTGCTTTTTACGTATTCTAAAAGTTCCGTGTCATCCTTTGTGTAGACCACACCGCCTTTTCTAAAAGAGCATTGGCCATTAGGCAGTTTGAAGGTTTTGCTTTTTTTGCCTTTAAGTTGCTCAGCTGCGAATGGCTGCAGCAGTGCTTCAAAATATTCGATATCATTTTCCAGAGATTGTTTTTCTGCAACCTTCCATGCTAAAATTTGGTTTACTTTTTCGAGTGCGAACTGCTCAATCTCAGCTACTTTACGACGGCGCTCGCGAATCTTATCCAGAACCCAGCAAGCTTTATCCATGTTGTCGACCACAAATGTTGCAGTCACTTCTGGAGCAGTTGCCTGCAGAAATTTTTCTTCAATGTTCATTTTTTGTTTCCCCCTTTATCTCCAGCACCTTGGATGCCAACGCATCTTAGTGCTCTATCAACAGATTTGTCTGCCAAAATAGCTATCGCCAATGCAGCCCAATTAAAATCAGTAGGTTTTCCAGAGTTATAACAAGGCCCTATTAAATGTCCTCCTAATGTATTGAGAATCATGGCTGCACCTCCTCACCAATGTATAAACGCTGGTCAGCATATATTTTGGGAACCCGCCCAGAGAATACGATGTAGCCTTGTGCTTCGAGCTCTCTGTTTAGCTGCTTGATTACCTCATACGCTTTATTTCGGCCACATCCGGTCAGCTTAATTAAGTCTTTCGCATTATAATATGTTTGCATATTCTCACCCCCGTGTGCTATAATATGAATATGTTGTTTTTTGTTGCGCACCCCCGTGCGTAAAAAGGCTCTCGGCCCTGTGGCCGAGGGTCTTTTTTATTTGCACGTTTCATTTTTCCACTTCCTTATAAAGCGGAATTTTAATTACAGTGCCGGGTCCTAACATAATCACTGCAGCCATGCTTTGTAAGCCGTTTGCTTCAACGATGTCATCAAGCACGTATTGAGGGTCGTCGTATTTATCCTGTTTTCCACAATACTTCATAGCGACGCGCCACAAAGAATCGTGTTCTTTCATTACATAATATTCATAGGTTAAATCATATTGAGGTGGATTTGCGTAGCTGTAAGCACCATAGGCAACCATCATAGCAAGCATTAACATTAAAATTTTCTTAAGCATTCTTCATTACCGCCTTCCATTGTTTTCTACCAGTTCTTGGTTTTCTAGTAATCGGTTTGATTTCTAACTTACGTGGACGTTTAACTTTGACTTTCCCTCCCCAATTAACTGCTGTTCTACAAATAGAAATCAGTTTTTCTATAGGGATGACAATAGGTGTAACGTCTTTAGATTTCCTTTTGCTCATTATTCTTCTCCTTAATTAACGCAAATCGCGTGTAAATACTCATCAATCGCAAACGCAGGAATCAAGCGTCTGCTGTTACGAATAACATATTTTAATCGTCCTGCGTCCATTTCTTCTTTTAGGAATACAGGAGAACAGCACAACAATATTTGAGCCTCTCCTGTAGGATAAAGCATCCTGCGTGGTACGTTTTTAATCTCTTTGGGAGTGGTTTTTTTAGCTCTTGCCATCATCCTCACCTCCTTATACTGCTTTATCCATTTCAGCTACGATACCTACAGCAGTTAAGATTTCATGAATTTTAAGTCTGCCTTTCTGTGTCCATTTAGTATTCATAACTACTTTGCTACTGCCGTCAGCACGAGGTACGTTGATTGTTTCTGACTTTGTAAAGCCTTTGTTCATCCAACGTTTGTATAGAATCCATTGTCCATTAACATTATGGATAAGATGTTCTTCCCAAAGAATCTTGTTCAACGCTCTTGCACTCAGACCATAATCAGCTGCAATCTGCGTTACTGTTACAGTGTCAGTGCTACTTAAAATAGTATCGACGTATTCTTTGACTGGTTTGAACTCTGCTATCATCTGTTTTTGCATAGAGTTTTCTAGCTTTAGGTTATTGATGGTATTGTTGGCGATATTCAGAGCCCTTGCCATAACCTTTTCTGGACTGTTCCATTCACGTTCAACTTCTAAGAAGTATTGACGTGCCTGTTTGCCTTTCTCATTGCGGGCTAACATGCAAAGTTCTTTAGCCATGTCGATTTTCATAAGATGGTTAATCAGCGTCCTTTTTACGTCGCGTTTTCCCTCCTGTCGAACTTCGTCAATTTTGACGGAGTTAAAATCCTAAATTGCAATAAGAAATTGCACACTTTTTAAAAATCAAGTTGCATAAATCTTATCAAGCTCATTCTCGAATAGATCATCAGGTGATTTGTATCCG